GATAAGGTCTTCTAAAACAGTGTCTTCTACCACAGGGTCTTCTACCACAGGGTCTTCTACCACAGGGTCAGCGATAACATCTTCTACAGTGTCTTCTACCACAGGGTCTTCTACCACAGGGTCTTCTACTACAGGAGTTTCTACTACAGGAGTTTCTACTACAGGAGTTTCTACTACAGGGGTTTCTACTACAGGGTCGTACGCACCTTGGCTGGAATCAGCAGGTACTTTTAACAGAGATAAATAGTCCACAACCGCAGTATCTACATCGACTTCGCCAGTAACACCTCCAAGTTGGTCAAACAAGTCGTCAGCGATTTGAGGTGCAACGGCTAGTTCTGGGGCAACACTTAGCGTGGTGTCAAGTAGTTCGGATTTAGTAGTTACACTGCCATCGTGAACAATGTTGGCAACACCCGCTATCATCTCGTCGTTTAAGTCCGTCTCTGACTGCAAAAGGTTGATAAGGCTCTCAGGGGTAGACGCACCAAGGTCTGGAGGAAGAATCCCCTGATCCACAAGCGTATCACTAGTTATTTCGGCATTAGCTTGTAACAGTTCACTTTCTCTTCTAGCCGCTTCCCGTGCTTCTCTAAGGTCTTCTAAAAAGGGTAGATTCAGGGGAGGCGGACCATCGGAGTCAATTTCAGGTTTGGATTCAGGTTTAATTTTAGATTCAGATTCAGGCGGTGGAACTTTTCCTTTTACAATCAAAGGGTTCTTCTTACCAAACCTGTCCACCACGGCACCGCCAAATTGCGTTCCCCCGCCCGTTGCGGCACCCATAACAAAGTTACCCGCCGCGTTTTTATAAATATTAAAGTCGGTGTCTAAAATTTTATTTACAGAGTTTAGTACAATAACGCTTTCCGCTACTTCTTGACCCGCCTCTGCTACACTGCGTTTTGCAGTAGCGCCAATTACACCTGCCCCCGCCTTTGGTAATAGCGCATCCGTAGCTCCTACTAAGGATACTTCTACTATAGAATCTCGTAAAATTTCAGAAGTAATAAAAGACTTGGCCTTGTCTTCGTCACCGTCGTAATACTCTATTGCTTTTTTGTACAAAGCAGTCTTTTGTAACTCACCTGCAGCAAACATGTCTTTTACAACTTGTTCAGATTGCGTGCTGGCCCCAGTAACAGCCTCACCTGCGTTTAATGTACCACTTGCAGCAACAAGCCACGGGTTACCTTTCATAAGGAAGTCAAGAACTTCCCCACCAATTTCATTGGAAATTACTCCTGCTGTACCCGCAGCGCTACCTTCCTCACCGGCAAAGCCAAGCTCGTCAAATGTATCGCCTTCCAAGCCAGACGCGGCTAATATTGCCTGTTCTTCTTCCGTAAAAATATGGTCTCTTATGGAAGTTGCTGCTTTTTCCAAAAGAACGGACAGATAGTCTGTACTCTGCTCAACTACGCTTTTTGTATCCGAAAAATTCTGCATACGAGATGTGGTCGCATCAACCATATCCGCATCAACCGTAGTAACTGCTTGGCCTATCTTTTGAGTCAAATCGTATTCGTTGCTAAATTTATTCTTGGCTGTTGGGTCAGCCGCCATTGTGCCACCCAGCAATTCTCCAAGTACACCCTGTGCATCGTACCTGCCGTACCCACCTGTAGGGCTAAAATAGTCTATTAGTTCTCTTTGTGCCACAGAAGCGCTTTTACCAAGGCCAGCTATCATAGCAGCGAGGTTTTCTGGCACGCCTATAGCAAACTGCCCAATGATAGACTTTTTATACGATAACTTTTCTTCGTCTGAAAGCGTGTCCACTACAGTGTCATCTATTGCCGCAAGAGGGTTAGTATTTTGTAGAAATGTAGGCGGGGCGTCAACGCTGATATCGCCAAGACCCTTGATTGCAATGCCCTCGAACTCATTTCCAAGGTTGGCTTCAAACTGAGCGAGGGTTATATCTCCGTTTTTATAGTCATCAAAACCACGCTTCGTCCGTATTAAGTACTCGCCAGCGGCTTCTTGCGCGGCCTCATCAAACAAAGCATTTGGGTCAATAATTCCGTTGGCGATCATTTCTTTCAGATTGATACCAACAATTTGATATTTGCCAACAGGTGTGGATATCCTAGCCGTACCGTCTTCACGCAAGAAACCCCTGTCCTTGTTAACGCCTTGGGAGTACGCAGCGTAAGAACCTTCGCCGCGTTTTAATTGAAATTCTAAAACTTCAGCCGCAGTCATGTTAGTAATATCTACGTCAAAATTACCTTCTTGATTCCCAAGAAGTCGGCTGTAACCCCCCGCGTCATTAGTGCCTTCAACTTCGTAAATGCGGTCTTTAATTTTTTGAATTTCACTTAGGGGTACACTTTGTCCGGGTATTGCTGGCGCTACATCGTTTATATTCAACGCAGGGCTAACTACATTTGGCGTTACTTCACTGTCGCCAGTTTCAAGTGATTCTGCCTGCGTGCCCTCATATCCAGTAGTGTCTGCGTACACTACCCCATCAATTTCTCTTCTGTTTTCTAAGTAGTGTCTGTACACGTCTACATCGTCAGCAATACCCGTACGTTTGCGGTAATCGTCTTCATCAATACTTGGGCGTAATGTAAGCGCTGCTATTTTCTCCATTCCAGAAAATATAGGCCGCATTTCAACAGATAAATTGTCAATGTCAGACAACATGTACTGTTCCGCAGCGACGCGCTCTGCTTCCAACCCTGCAATTTGCGGAGAGTACTCCTCAAACGTTGCTTTAAACGCTGCGAATTGTGGAGCATATTTCTCGTCGTAGTCTATTTTAAATTGGTTTGCAAACTTGTTGTAGTCATCGGCAGCATCATTAAGCGATCCCTGAAGTCCGGCAAGTTCTGCGTTTACAGTGCGTATACTATCTGGCGTCGCATCATCCGCAACCTTGCTTCTCAATCCGTTGTATTGTTTTAGCTGGCGCTCGTACTCATTTTCTAAACGCGTTTGTTCGTCGTTCCTACTAACAAATTCTACTTGTAAGTTGTTAAAACCTTCTCTAGCGTCAGACGCCCTAACCAAAGCACTATTCAACGCTTGAGTAGCCGTTTCCGTTGCGGCGTAAGACCCGTCCAGCTTATCTAAAAACTTATCAACTGGCTTGTCGGCTAACGCTGTTAATTGTTCCATACCGTAGGCGTCAAATTTAGCAAAGAAAGCCTCACCCGATAATTCAGGGTCACCCGCTAAAGCAGTCGTAGCCGCTTGGGTAAGTGCGCTGGTTAACATAGCAACTTTAGCGGGGGGTAAGCCCGTATTAGCCGCTAAGAACTTCTCCATAGTACCGGAAACACCGGTGTATTTACTTATAATACCCGTTATAGCTCCTAAGTCTATGTCCTCTCCACTCAATTCAGCAGCTATAGACGCCGATACAGTATCTTTAACCGCGTCTTGTAAGTCTTCCCACCCAGAAATAATTGGTACTTTTTTTCCAAACTCGTCAAGAATTGGTTTTCCAAACTCGTCTACCTTATCCCCCACGATGTTAGTAAGTTTGGTATCTATTTGCCCAAGAACCGCGCTAGTAGCGCCTTGTATGCCACCGGTAACAAAGGCTTTTAGCGGGTCTTGCCCGTACACCACTGCCGTTGCCGCATTAGTTGCTCCCCTAGATACAGCGGCAGAAACTGTAGCGCCGTACCCTGCTTTTGCCAACGCGGGGTCAACATACGCGGATACTTTACCGCCTACTTTACCTGCAGCGAAAGATATAGCTGTGGCTTTTAATGCGTCATCAAAGTCGCCGCCTTTGGCAAGAGTGCTGGCACCGTCAATTAGTGGGATAGCCCATGGAGCGTAAACAAGAGCTATTGCTTTGGCGATGTTTGTAACGGGGTCGTCCATTACCGTGGCGGCAATATCTGTGGCACCCTCCATTACAGGAGTGATAATATCATCTACGGCGAAATCAACGACATCAACTATAGTATCTGTAGTAAGATCAACAACTTCGTTTACAACGTTGGTAACACCACCAAGGACGTCGCCAACAGCATTAAGAACAAAACTCATCTACACGCCCGCCTTCTTACCTTCAGGTTTTAACAAAAAATAAACCCTGTGTCCTTCGCCGTTCTCAAACGCTGACATCCCAGCACGCATGTTTAAACCCGATATACGTTTGCCTATAGCTTTAGCAATGGGGACAAGAGCCTCTCCATCGAAGTCTATAGAGTAATGAGTTACACCTTTGTTACGTAGTACAGTTAGATACTGAATGTAGTTGTTTATAAAGTTGCGGGACGTGTCTACGTTGAACGCTCGCCCCACCATCTTGTTCTTTGACTTGCCCTTGCCTCGGTGACCTAAAAATACGGTGTTACCTACTTGTACTTTGTCTGTATCTGGCAGGGATATCTCGTGAGCTAATGCCGCCATCGCCGCTTCTACAGAAATTCCTTTGAGGTCAAGTTCTTGTGCTGCTGTAGCCATAATAGTCGGGGCTGGGAGAGGCTCTTGTTTACTGTCAACCACAGTCGCCATCAGGTAACCTCCAATATACTCGCTACTACATGTAACCTATTAGCAGTTGCCGCCGTTACTTTCAATATCTCACTAGCGCCTACAACAAGAGGAGCAGTTAGTAGTTCTACAGTGCCATTAGCCCCAACCGCTGCGGTCTTAAACAGGCTAAACACAGTCGTCCCGTTGGTCAGGGTAACTGTTATTGTGTCTGCGTTACCCGTATCTTCTGATACTATAATAGACTTTACTATGCCTGTTGTTAGCGCCGCGCAGGTGTACAACGCGGTCACGTTAGTGGTTGTGAGGTCTACTTTAGCATTTACATATACATTTGCCATTAGCCGATAAACCACCCTATAGCTTCAGATTGCCGTGCCAACGCTTTGTCTCGCAAGGCGGTATCTACTTGGTTAAAATATAGCCGCAAAACTTTATTAAACTCTTCAAACTGGAACGGTGCGTACTCGGTAGGGGGGTACGGTAACGCTGGCGCACGGAACCCTACAACGTGGTTGTTATTAGCCATCAGCGTCTCCCATCGGGGCGCATGTCAAGTCTAGGTGAACCTAACTGCCACTGTACGCCCACCGTAGAGGATTCTATTTTCATAGACATCTGTCGTCCCCGCACGCGCGTGTGTATCTGGCTAGTAAATACGTCAACAGGAGAACTAGCGCTACGTACAACCGTTCCTGTGTTTACGCCGCTTTCAGAAACAGGTGAGTTAAACCCTGACCCCGAGGAGTTTAAAGGCTGCAATGTCATGTTTATCGTGGGCGTATTACCTGTGGAGCCTTCAAAAGACACATCTGGTATCATCCTAGACACAAGCACAAACTGATGACCATCATCAAGGTCAAATTCAGCAGAGGTTATAAACGCAGGTATAGCAGCGGCGGTGGCTGTTTCGTTGTCGTCAATCCCTTTTTCGTGTTCTACAAGCACGTTGTTAAACGTAGCCGCTAGCGGGAAGTTTCTAAGTCCTGAGTCTAACCACGCAGAACGGGCCATAGAACCGTAGTACCATATGTCGTCTAAGTAGTTATACACAACGTATAGGTCTGCATTAACTGCTCCCACAGAACAATAGAACCACCACACCTCGTTAAAGGCTTCATTGGTGCCCGCAAACACTTGTTCAAACTGTTCTGTGTTAAAGTTAGTAAATACATGCTTGCGTAAATCGCAGGGCAGGGGCTGGCTACGGCCATCGTACTTGTAGAATTTATCTTTCCCCATCCAGTATGCTACACCATTAGCGTAAGCTACAGCGTTTTGAGAGGCTATGGAGATTTGTTCACCAACCAACGTAGCTCCCCATACTCCAGATTCAGCCCCTACATACTGCAGGGCGTACAAAGACGAGTCAGTCCACACCAAGACTTCCTGCCGAGCTTGAGAACCGGCTACAATTTTTGTACCACGAGACAGCCTTAGACTGCCTGCTTGTGTTGTAGCTGTGGGTGTCCAATTAGTAGCATCTTCTTGGTCAGACCACCGAACTAACATGGGGTCTCGTACGCCCGAACCCAACGGATTAGTGCCAAAGCAAAATACAAAACGGTTAATATCTGACACAAGAATGAGGTTTTGTGTTGTAGGTATGTTAGACCCCGTTAGTTCTAACGCCCTAGTAGTTAGAGAGGTTGATGCGTCCCAGTAGTATATACGACCACCGCGAGGTCCAAATATTAGGTCTTCGCCAAAGTTTTGCTGAGACCACACACGTAATTCTTCGCGGCTAGTTTCACCAGTACCAAAAAGCGCAGCGCCCCAACCACCTGCACCCCAACCGGAAAGGTCTGAGGCTGTAGTTACACCCACGTTGAGTTGGTATGCACCCTTGGTTAGACTGCCCCCAGTACCCGAGTCAGCCGATGTAGATGCTACGTTAGTAAATTTCAGGGTTGCGGAGCTAAAACTTTTTGCCAGTATTGAATACTTGCTGTCATCTTCAAGAGTTAATACTTCATACTCTAAGTTTAACACCGCAGCCGTAAAGTTACCGCCTAGAGGCGCAGCGGCGGAAAAAGTTACAAAATCACCCGCCCTAGCCCCGCTGTTAGCATCACTAACCAGAATAGTAAAACAAGTTACCGTTGCACCGTTACTGTGTGTAGCCGCTGTAGTGCTAGTAACCACGTCAGAAACAAGCCTAGACGCTCCTCTAGTGCAACCTGTTAGCGTGTTATCAGTAATACCCGTGTAGGACACAACTTCGGAATCAATTAAAACCAATCCAACTAAAGGAAACCCTGTAGCGTTTGTAATTGCAATCACGGTAGCGGATGTAGAAGTTATCGCAGCGCTTAACGTATTAACAGACGCGCCGAACGTAACGTCTCCCGCACTGGTTGTAGTTCTGAGTGGGGTTATATCGTTAAAAGCTCCACCATTCTCTATGTAAAATTTTATGTTAGTGCCCACACCAATAAGGTTTTGCCCCCCTAGCGTAACCCAATTCATAAGCGAACGTGCGACACCTAGAAATTTTACGGTGTTTAGTCGTGCCCAGCCGCCAATCTTTTCAGGGGTGCCCTGCCTAAAACGAACGTTATTGCACTCGTACCAACCACCTTCGCTGGTGTATCTAGTATTTTCGCGGTTAACACCGGCTTTTAACAAGAGCTTTTTTAGGGGCATGTTACACCTTTAGGACAGCATTGCGTTGTAAGTCTTCGGGCCTACGATCCCATCAGCAGCAAGATTTTTACTTTCTTGCCAATCCTGAACCGCCTTTTGCGTCATTATACCAAAAACTCCGTCCGTTTCTAGTCCTAATGCAGCCTGCACCCTCTCAACGTCTTCCCCACTGGAACCTACCTTCAGTAATATAGGAGTGCGGGATGGGATATACGATCCACCCAATACTTCCAAGGCTCGTTTGTAGTGGTGCTTTCTGTCTTCTAAACCGATAGTGCCGCCGTTAATTCTCTTGGTCGCTGTAACAACATCTTGAGCGTCTGCGTGGCGGTTCAAATGGTTTTCGTTCCAGAACCAACACGCACTTTCCAGAGCGCCACG